ACGCCCACTACCAAAAAGTAAATACCTATGAACATTGAATGGGCAAAACCTTCTGATATAGAAGACGGCATCTCTGCAGTTTGGGGTGTTAAAGATATTGTCGATACGCTGATGTGGCGCTACCTAGATCACCCAAAAGTTATGACTGAGGATGAAATGCACAACCATTTGCACGCTATATCGGTGCTGATAGATATGCACTGTGAAAAGCTAATGGATACGTATTGCAAGGTATATAAACTTAACGAATACGCATCTGATGAGGTTAAAGAACGTAGAGCACAAATACTTAACTCTTTGACGAACCCACCAGCACCTAAAAAGAAAGCTAAAAAGAAATGAGCGAAGAAAAGAAAACGCAAGTAATGATAGCTACTCCGATGTATGGTGGGCTATGTAATGGGTCTTATACGCTAGGTTTATTAACAGCCGTAGGAGTATTCTCTCGTAACGGTATTGGTATGCAGTATGCACATATGGCAAACGAGTCTTTAATTACCCGTGCCCGAAATAGCTTAGCTAAAGATTTTTTAGAAAGCGAGTGTACCCACCTGATGTTTATTGACGCAGATATTGGGTTTAATCCACAAGATATTGTGCGTATGCTCCATGCAGATAAAGATATTATTTGTGGTATTTATCCCAAGAAAGAAATTAACTGGATAGAAGTAACTAAAGCCGTACACGCTGGTGTACCCCCACAAGAACTTCATAAACATACTGGAGCGTTTGTAGTTAATTTAATTGACAACGAGAAGGTATTAGAAGGCGACAGATATACTCCGATGGAAATTGCCAACGGGGGCACAGGCTTTATGCTTATCAAACGGGAAGTATTTGATGGGTTAATTGGTAAAGTACCTGTATATAACAATGATGTATTTTCTGCAGTAGAAACAGACCGTAGGCTCCAACCGATCAATGAGTTCTTTGCTACTAGCGTTACTGATGATGGTGATAGTCGATTGCTATCAGAAGACTACCATTTCTGCAAAATTGCAAGGCAAGCGGACTTTAAAGTTTGGGCGGCTCCTTGGGCAGAACTATCCCATACTGGGACTTACATCTTTAATGGGGCTTTGCCATCAGCATGACAGTCAAATACACATGGTCGTACTCATCAATAAATNTNTTTAAACAATGCCCACATAAATACTACCGCCTTCGGGTGNTAAANGATATTGTNGAACCNCCAGCAGAGCATTTNAANTANGGNCTNGAAGTNCATAAAGCGGCTGAAGACTACATTGGAAAAGGCACACCAATCCCTGAGAAATATATCTTTATTAAAGAACACTTGGATAAGCTAAATCTTATTAAAGGCGAGAAGCTTTGCGAATATAAGATGGGGCTTACCAGCAACCTAGAACCCTGCGGGTTCTTTGATAAGGATGTATGGTGGAGAGGGGTCGCAGACTTGATTATTCTTAATGGGGATAAAGCCTACATCATTGATTATAAAACAGGAAAATCCGCTAAGTATGCGGATACTAAGCAATTAGAACTTCTTTCCTGCGCATTATTTAAGCACTTCCCTGAGGTCAAAAAGGTCAAAGGCGGGCTATTATTTTTAGTTGCCAATGACCTTGTCAAAGATGACTTTGAGGTGGATAATGAAGGGGTATATTGGACTAAATGGTTAGAAGATACTCAACGCTTAGAAGCGGCTATCCAAAATGATGTTTGGAATAAGAAGCCTAACTTCTCGTGTCGTGCTTGGTGTTCTATAACCGACTGCGAACACAACGGAAAGAATCATTGATATGCCCTACACAAAGACCCCTAGACCCTACAAGCATGAGTATGAAATGCAGAAGGCTCGTGACGAAGAACCAAGACGTGCTGAGCGCCAACGTGCAAGACGTGCTATTGATAAGCGAGATACAGGGACAGTCTTAAAGGAATCACCTAAGCGCAAAGGTAAAGATGTAGCGCACGTAAAGGCTTTAGATAAAGGTGGTAGCAATAAAGATGGTACATACATTACTACTGCGGCTACCAATCGTAGTTTTAAAAGAGATTCAAAAGGTAATTTAGTTTCTGAAATAAGCGCCAAAGAGCGTAAAAAGAAAAAATAGTTTGTTGTTGTTGTGTTGTGAAGTAAGATACGAGTGCTAACAACAGGGTTAACTCATTTCCTCTCATAACCGTATCAGTTGGGGTCGTTAGTTAGATGTTTTTTCCCTTCACGGGGCATCTTCCCTCCTTGGCGATGAACCAACCGATTGACCTCCGTAAGAGGTCGCTTTAAATCAAAACTTGTGTTTTGGTCGTATTCCTATTGGAGAAGAGATTGGAAATCATAGATAACAAGGCGTTGCTACTTAAAGTACGTGACCCAAACCGCATCACCACAGTAATACCAAAGAGTAAAATTTTAGAGGATGGTAGGGTGCTAGTAAAGTGGGGGCTAGAAGAAGCCCAAGTACTAAAGAACCTTAAACTGCGTGACGTACCTTCACCTATCAGAGCTAACTACAAGTGGCCTGGACTCTATAAACCATTTGACCATCAGCGAAAGACTGCTGAATTTCTAACTCTGCACCGCCGAGCATTTTGTTTTAACGAGCAGGGTACAGGCAAGACAGGCTCAGTTATTTGGGCGGCTGATTACCTCATGCAGTTGGGTCTAATTAAAAGAGTCCTAGTCCTGTGCCCACTATCTATCATGCAATCGGCTTGGCAAAACGACTTATTTAGATTTGCTATGCACAGAACAACGGCAATAGCGCACAGCTACTCAAGAGAAAAAAGAATCCAAGCTGTTTGTAGCGATGCCGAGTTTGTAATCTGTAACTACGATGGGCTAGGAATTATTAGAGATGCAGTAGTTGCTAATGATTTTGACCTTATCGTTATAGATGAAGCTAACGCATACAAGACGGTATCTACAACACGTTGGAAAATACTAAGCTCTATTATCAAACCAACTACATGGCTATGGATGCTTACAGGTACACCAGCTTCTCAATCTCCAACAGACGCATACGGACTAGCAAGGCTAGTTAATCCTCAAGGAGTACCAAGGTTCTATGGTTCTTTCCGAGACATGGTGATGTACAAACTAACTCAGTTTAAATGGGTTCCAAAACCTACCTCAGAAAAGATAGTCCACAACGTATTGCAACCTGCCATACGATTTACAAAAGACGACTGCTTAGACTTACCTGACATGACGTATACGACTAGGGATATACCCTTAACTATGCAACAGGAAAAGTACTACGAAATCATTAGAAAGAATATGCTAGCAGTAGCGGCAGGGGAAGAAATCACAACCGTAAACGCCGCCGCAAACTTGAATAAATTACTCCAGCTTTCATGTGGCGCAGTCTATTCGGATAGTGGAGAGGTCGTGGAATTCGATGCCTCTAATAGAATCAATGCCTTAAAAGAGGTGATTGACGAAGCTAGTCATAAAGTGTTAATATTTGTTCCCTATCGACACGCTATTGAGATTATTACGGAAGAATTGAGAAAGTCAGGATACACTGCGGAAATTATAAATGGCTCAGTATCAGCAGGAAATCGCACAGACATTTTTGCTAGATTTCAAAACGATGCAAACCCCAAAGTTCTTGTAATCCAACCACAAGCCGCCGCACACGGCGTAACTCTAACTGCGGCTAATGTAGTGGTATGGTTTTCCCCTATTACTTCAGTTGAAACTTATCTACAAGCTAATGCACGAGTGCATAGAGCGGGGCAACGCAATCCTTGTACGGTAGTTCACTTACAGGGGTCCCCAGTAGAAAAGAAGATGTACAAGATGTTGCAAGGAAAGGTAGACATTCACACTAAGATGATCGACCTATACAAAAATATTATTAGTGAAGACTCTTGACAGTGTAAAGGAATAGGAGTAAATTGTGGATATAACCGAAAGGAGAAGAGATGAGTCAACATGAAGCAACGGCTGACAAGCTAGTTAAAGTATATGTAAAGATTCGTGACCAACGATATGCACTTGAAAAACAAGCTAGAGAGCTTGAAGAACAAGAAGCAATAATCAAGAACGAACTATTAGACATTTGCAAAGAAGTAGGTACTGATGGTTTACGTACTCAGTTTGGTACGGTTACGAGAAAACTAAACAAGCGGTATTGGACAAGTGATTGGGAATCCCTTTATGCGTTTATGAAGGAGCACGATGCCATGCACTTTTTACACCAAAGAATTTCTAATGCGAATGTGGAAACATTCTTAGAAGAAAACCCCGATCTGCACCCGCCGGGGCTTCAAGCGGATGCTGAATACACAGTAGTTGTACGTCGTAAATAAATGGAGAAGATGATGAGCAAAGAACTTGCTATGTTGGATATGGGTTTACCAGCGCACTTACAAACGTTGGAGTTGGACGATACTACTAAAGCCCTTATGGGTAATGGTGGTGGCGGTAGCAAACGTATTTCTATCGAGGGCGGTGTATGGCGCTTG